CCGCCAGCGCGGTCAACGGGTCGATAATCATTTGCGTTCAACTTTCCGCCACTCTAGGCAAACAACCTTGCGGTTGAAAACATCACCTGTCCATGTCCAACGGACGCACCGATACTCAGGCTCTTTGGAAGCCCCCAACAAAAATAACAGTGGCAGCAGTAAGAGGAAACGCATAGGGCGGGCTTTCACCGCCCCAGATCATTACTTAGGCTCGACGTCAGACACAGCTTCTTCGGGCTGTGCGGCTAACGCTTGCTTCAGTAACTCAAAGAAGGCGTTGCGGCCTACTTGGAGCTGATCTACAGAGAATCGGGCGGAGTCAAGTTTACGATCTAAGTCGGCAACGTGCGAAAGCAGTGCTTGCTGTTGCTGAGTCAAATCTTCCACTTGGTACTCTTGTCCATCGATTGAAACGGCATTTTTCGTGTCTTTAGCCATTTGTTTTCCTTTAATGCGCCACCAAGGTCGGGTGGTGGCTTCCCGTTAAATTAAGCGCCCCAAGGCAAGGCTTGTGCAGATGGGCTGACAGGTGGGTTAATTAGCGAATCGATCTGGCCTTGTACACATTGCTGTGCGCTTGTGATCTGTGACTCAGGAATCCAGCCAATGACAACCGCCTCAGTCAACTGATCGTATGGAACAAATGCGTTCTCTTGGTCAGCAGAGTTAAATTGGGTGTTTCCACCGATGGATGCAGTGTATTCTCCGTCCACCCCAGTGACCTCCCAAATTGCGTTAACAACGTAGTTGGGATCGGGTTGTTGCACAGTGTACATAGCTGTGATTTTGGTTGTGAATTGAGTAGTCATGATTTACCTTTCAGTTTAAAGATTAGCGGCATCCAAACGTGCCTTGAGTGAATCGTTTTCGGCTTTGAGTTCTTTGATTGCGGCTACGAGAAGTGGGATGACTTCGGTGTAAGCCAAACTAAGAACCTCTTGACCATCTGATTGTTGAGTTGTAGTTACCGCTTCAGGAAGAACGGCTTGCACATCTTGAGCAATCAAGAAACTGCGTCTTGTTCCTTCTTCATCAGTTTTGTATTTACCAATAACTGCACGCAAAGTTGATACTTTTGTTGAGGCATTTGTAATCGGCTCAATGATGTCCTTAATTTTTTCATCTGAGAAAGTTCCCCATGATGTGCCACCACTAGCAAGTTGCACACCTGCCGACAAAGAATTAAATGAAATCTGAAATGCTGATGTTGAAGTTATACTTCCAAGATATGCGTTGCCACTTGTAAGCGGAATTTGCATATAGGCATTTGTTGTACCCAATACCCAATTCCCGCTGTTGTTAAAGTATCCCCGTGGATTTCCATCCCCATCAGACAGCACGATGTAGTTGCTTGATGTGCGAATGTCTAGGCCACCTTGGTTGCCTGAGTAAGCGCCAATGATGGTGTTCTTTGAGCCTGTAGTTACCAAATATCCAGCGGGGTTGCCGACAAACGTGTTGTTTGTTCCAGTTGTTACACCTTGACCAGCAAGACGACCAATAAATGTATGCTCGCCCCCCGTTGCGTTGTAACCTGCTTGGTATCCAACGGCAGTATTGCTGTTAGAGGTGGTATTGCTGTAAAGCGCATTATGTCCAAGCGCTATATTATTGATACCAGTGGTATTGTTATAAAGAGTCCCTGCACCTAGTGCCGCGTTATAAGAGCCAGTTGTGACTCCAAGACCCGCAGATCTACCAAACGCAATATTGTAAGTTCCTGTTGTTGTGTTGGATAAAGAACCCCAACCAAATGCCGCATTGTATTGCGCTGTTGAACCTGCGGCACTGTACAAGGCTTGATAACCAAAAGCATCATTAGAACCACCACCTGCGTTATATCCTGCTAGTGTGCCAACAAAAGTGGTTGAGCCACCAGAGTTGTTATAACCCGCTTGATACCCTACAGCAGTGTTGTTTGATGCTGTGGTGTTAGCGTATAGAGATTGATACCCTACAGCAGTATTGTTAGAAGCTGTGGTATTAGCTTGAAGCGAACCAGAACCGTAAGCAGTATTACCACCACCTGTTGTATTTGCATTTAAAGAAACACGACCTGTGGCTGTGTTATCTCCACCAGTGGTGTTTGATTGCAAAGCAGATGAGCCAACAGCAGTGTTATTAGCCGCTGTTGTATTTGCTTGTAATGCACCTTTACCAAGAGCGGTGTTGTATGAGCCTGTGGTATTAGCCGCTAATGCCTGATAACCAAACGCTGTTGCTTCCAAACCAGTGGTGTTGGCTGTTGCGGCTGTGTAACCAACAGCAGTCAAATATTGACCACTTGTATTACTAGCACCTGCAAGAGAGCCAACAGCCGTATTGCCACCACTTGTGGTCAATCTTAGAGCCTGATTACCTAGGGCAGTATTGTCTCCGTTTGTGGAGTTTGAATACCCTGCCTGATAACCTACCGCAGTATTGCTTGCGCCAGTAGTATTGGTATACCCCGCCTGATAACCAACTGCGGTGTTATTAGAACCAGATTGCAAGTATGTCATGGCATACATACCAATAGCGGTATTGTATGAACCAGTGGTGGTAGATGTTGCGCTATTACGTCCAAGAGAAGCAGACCCAACACCAACGTTCTGAACGCCAGTAGTCACATAGTAACCAGCTTGTGTACCAATATAAGTTGAGTCACTTCCTGTTGTGTTTGTATACCCAGCCTGATAACCTACAGCAGTGTTGTTAGATGCTGTGGTGTTAAGTTGGAGTGCCCCCGCACCGATTGCTGTATTTTGAGCACCAGTGGTGTTGGCGTTTAGCGTTGCATAACCGTAAGCCGCATTGTTAGACGCTGTGGTATTAGCTCTAAGAGATTCAAAACCAAAGGCGGCATTGTTACCTCCTGTGGTGTTAAGGAACAATGTTTGATGGCCTACCGCAGAGTTTCCTGCGCCAGTTGTGTTTGACGCTAATGAGGAATAACCTACAGCAGAGTTGCTGTTGGACGTTGTGTTTCCGGTTAAAGCATTCCATCCAACAGCCGTGTTGTAATTGCCCGTTGAGTTTGTGTATAGAGAATTTCTACCAACCGCAGTATTTTGAACGCCGGTGGTGTTGCCATATGCGGCTTGGTATCCAACAGCGGTGTTCTCTGTTGCTGTGGTATTAGAAAATAAAGACTTATAGCCAAGCGCAGTATTTGAACTACCCGTAGTGTTACTAAATAATGTTTGGTGACCCAACATTGCATTGTACTGACCTATGGTATTTGCATATCCTGCGTTACTACCAATAGCCGTATTTGAGTCACCGGTTGTTGTAGATGCTAGGGCGCTGTTACCGACCGCAGTGTTTTCAATTGCGGGGGCAGTTTGGGCGTATAGTGCCTTATAGCCAACAGCGGTGCTGTAAGAGGCTGTTGTGTTAGCACGCAAAGCGCCAGCACCAATACCAGTGTTATAAGAACCTGTGGTGTTGTATCTAAGTGCGCTTTCGCCCAAGTCATTTGCACCGCCAAAACCAGCATTGCCTGAACCTGTGGTGTTTGCCGCTAGAACAAATGAGCCTGCGGCAATGTTATCTACGCCAGTGGTGTTTGCCGCAAGAGAACTCCGCCCAATAGCAGTCAGATTGCCTACTGTAGTGTTTGCAGTTAAGGAGTTATAGCCCATAGCAGTGCTACCTGAGCCTGTGGTATTGGATGACAAAGCACCTTCGCCTACGGCAATATTGTAACTACCAGTTGTATTTGCTTGTAGTGCCGCAGTAGTGTTATACGATGTTCCAACTGCGGTATTGCTGTTACCTGTGGTATTTGCAGTCAGTGCATTATTACCAATCGCCACAATACCACCACCTGAACCAGTGGTGGCATAACCAGCCCTAACGCCAATACCAACACTGTTTGAAGTTGTGATGTTGAACAATGCTAGATGGCCTATCGCTACAGCGGAACCACCTGTGGTCATTGAGTAAAGCGCTTGATAGCCAACAGCAGTGCTGTATGTACCAGTTGTAGTGCCATAAGCGGCTTGATAACCAACAGCGGTTAAGCTACTGCCAGTGCTGTTTGTGTATGCGGCTTGATAGCCAAGGGCCACGTTTCCGTTAGATGTGGTGTTTGAATTAAGCGCCTGACGTCCGATAGCTACATTATATGAACCAGTCGTATTGGACAGCAATGCAGATGCGCCAAAACCTGTGTTCTCTGCGCCAGTAGTGTTTGCTGAAAGTGCCGCATTACCAACGGCAGTGTTAATCGCTCCAGTGGTGTTAAGAAGCAATGTGTTGCGACCAATAGCAACTTGAAAATCACCTGTCGTATTTGCATTTAAAGCACTCAAACCAAACGCAGTATTGGTGGATACGGCGCTATTACCCTTACCCAAAACCAAACCCTGCACTGTAGCAGCACCAGTCAGGGTAGAAGTACCTGTAACGGTCAAGTTGCCGTTAACAACCAAGTTGCCAATACTGGATGTGCCGATCTCAATGAAGTCAGAGCCGTTCCAAGCAACAATAGCAGACGCGCCGTTGGGAATAGTCAAACCAGTCGTTGGGCCAGCACCGACCAACTTAACAGAGAAGCCACCTGTGGTGGCGTTGATAACTGTATAAATCTTTGACTGGGCTGGTGCTGTGACTGTACGCAGGGCTGTACGCGCACCTGAGAACAAGAGAATAGCTTCACGAGCCGTGTTTGCTGCGCCTGTGGTTGTGGTCAGTGTGACATCTGCATCAGTGCTGACGTTAGTAGTACCCGCAACGGCTGAGTCCAAAAGGGAAGTAATACTATTGTTTACAGTGTCACCCCACGTCCCTGAAAGTTCACCAGTTACGGGAAGTGCCAAGCCCAAGAGTGATGTATATGCTGTGGTCATGTTTAGAACCTCAAGTTACGATTTCTTCCCATTCGGGGGTCTGTTCTGTATCGACACCATCCCAAGCAGGCGTTTGCGAATTAACGACATTTTGCCAGTTTGAAGTCTGCGTGTCACCTATTGTTGCCCAGTTTGGTGACTGGGAGTTTAAAATATTTTGCCAATCAGCATTCTGGTCATCCGGTATTGGTTTCCAATATACCGCAATCACATCACCAACTGCACCTGTTGCCGCAACTCCTGTCAAAGCTTTGATGCGTTCGGCAATTGTCATTGTGCCCACGCGACCCGTAGCACCCACGCCAGACAGAGCAACTGTAACTTCTTTTACGACTGTACCAACCGCGCCTGTAGCTGTGACTGGCTGAAGCGGAACAATGACACTACCAGCTGCACCAGCGGCGTCTACACCCGTAATACCAAGCGTAGAAGATGGGACAACCGTGCCGACCGCGCCAGCTCCAGCCACACCGCTAAGTGCAACATCTTTACCCTGAACAACAGAGCCAACTGCGCCTGATGCCGCAACACCGGACAGCGCAACAGTAGAGGAATTTACAACAGTGCCAACAGCGCCTGTGGCAGCCACACCGGATAGATCAACAGTCTTGCTTTGAGTGACAGAGCCAACAGCCCCAGATGCGGCTACGCCCGTAAGAGCAACCGAGACACTTATAGTGACCGAGCCGACATTACCAACTGCGGCGTCACCTGTATCTGGGATGGCTTCAGATCCAACAACTGTACCAACCGCACCCGAAGCAGATACACCACTGAGTGCAACCGTTCTGCTTGTTGTGACAGAACCTACATTACCAGACGCCGCATCACCTGTTACTGGGACTGTCTGGGAGTTAACAACCGTGCCGACTGCGCCAGAGGCCGCAACTCCAGTGAGTGCAACCGTTCTATCTGCGGTTACTGAGCCAACAGCGCCCGAGGCCGCATCACCTGTAAGGATGGTTTCGCCATTGCCCCAAGTGCCGTAGCCCCAAGCGCCGACGCCCCATCCGGCCATAACCTACCCTTTAGGTTGTAGACAAGCGCAGCAATGCGGTAGTCGTGGTGTTTGATGGCATGGTCAGTGTGAACGTACCAGCCGTAATGGTTTGTGAACCAAAGGTGTGAACAGATACAGCCTTGTTGGACTGAGTGCTGTTGTAAATCAACACGGTATCAAACGCAGTGCTCAATGTCACGGTTGTATATACCAAGCTTGCAGAAGGCGTCCAGTAAGCCACACCAGCAGTAGCCGATGAGTTGGTTGAAGATGGAGCAGTAGCGTTGGTTACAGTTACACCACCAGCAGTGTAGTTTGTACCCGTCACCTCACCAGTTGCAGAGTAAGCAGTGGTAGAAGCATTGATGGTTGCGCTGGTCAAGTACAGTGCACCCTTGAACGTATCAGCAGTTGTAGCCGCACGAATAGGAGCCACACCGAAATTATGAGTTGCAGTCAGCAGTTCGCCCATGAACGAAGTGCACATTGATTGAGTATTAGCGATGATAGTTCCTTTCGTGGGCTTTGCCCATCTTACGTTTGCGCTCTATGTCCGCGATTTTCACCGCGAATAAAACTAATATGCCCCTGAGAAACTCCAAGCAAAGCTGCAATTTCTCGTTGTAGCCCCGGTGCTGTCTTTGCAAATTCAACTTGTTCATCTGTTAATTTTGCTCGACCGTGCATCTCACCCACACAAATTCGCATTTTTCTTTTAGCGTCCTGCATGTTCTCTTTTCTTGTCCCAAGACTTAAGTGTTCTGGGTTTACGCAAGCTGGATTATCACATGAGTGCATAACATCGCGCTCATCCAAATTTCCGTTAAACAGTCTATACGCCGCTCGGTGTGCCAGTTCATTTCTAGTTGGTGTTCTAAAAAGTCCGTAACCATTTTTCATGCAATAAGCTTCCCACATCCAGCAACCATTTTCCGCTTTATGTACTTTTGACATAAAACGTTCGGCTTCTGGCATACGTGGTCTACCTGCCATGATTTTTCCTTAAAAAGAAGCTGTTTCACCACCCGCAAATGCAGGCATTTTTTTCAAAGTCACATGGGCTGAACGGTGAACTAGTTCGCCATCTTTCCAGTATTCTACCCAAGTGGTTAGTTCATTGTCATCTTCAAACGCGCCATCTTTGCGCTCAAGCAAAGAGTCATCCATTTCGCCGTAAGTGGTTGTAACGATCAATTTGAACTCCTAATAAGTGCAGCCGATGCCGTATTAGCAGGCATTGTGATTGTGAAGTTTGAAGATGTTTTGTCTGAACCAAAGTCCAGCACAGCAATAGACTTGTTACCCTGAGTCACGTTGTAAATCAAAGCGCAGCGAGCAGTAACTGCGGCGTTAAACACCACGTTGGCAAAGTTAATGTAAGCCGTATAGTTCTCAGAGTTAATGGTTATGCCCGTTAACGCCACACCGCCAGCCACATACCCAGTTCCGGTCACTTCATTGGTTGAAGAATAGACTGTGGTTGCAGCGTTTAAATCAGCATTAGCCGTATACAGGGCAATCTTTAACGTGTCTGTTGTTAAATTGTGAATGCCTTGATACAGCTCTTTTTTGAAGCTGGTGGTTTGGGTTTGGACAATTGAACTCATGAAACTTGAACCCTAACTTGTCCATCACGGTACGCATCTGCACGTTGTTTGCCATCTGCCAAGTTTTTATACAGAGCAATAGCTTGAACATAACGCTCGTTGGCAAGATTAACCATATCTTGCTCGCCCTTCATGTACATATACGCTTCGCAGATCGTGCCGTACAGCAACACAGAATCAAAGTTATCACCAAGCCAAGTGGTTCCAGCGGTAACGATGGACTCTGGATAGTAGTAATAATGCAACTCTACGCTGTATGTGCCGTCAGGCGTTGGGCCAACAATGAAAGACAGCTCGTTTGTAACGACACCAGCCCCAGTTGTGGTTGGGCCAAAGATAGCGTAATGCTTGGGCTTACCTGTTGTTGATGGGTTTGGATATGCTTCACGAATGAAGTTCACATCCTTGTTCAACAAATACAAATAATCACCGCCTGCAACTGGGTATACAGCAATGCTATATACAGACAAGAAGTCTTCAGGAGCTGACAAATACTTGTTTGTCGCGGTGATTGTGCCTGTCATGTTCTTCCGCAAATTAGCAGGCTGCGCAGTGTTATATATGCGCTGCTCCGCTTGACGGATGAACGTGTTCATGTCGTCAGTTGGGAATGAGTTCTCGCAGTAGTTGCTTACCTCAGTGACAAGCTGGGTGTAGTTCATGCCATCGGGCCTCTTGCGTACAAGCCTTTAGTAGCTGCACCTGTACCGCGAACTTTGATGCCGCTAGTCTTGGTTGGCTCTTCGCCAGCAGACTTACTGACAGCGCCAACGCTCACATCGTAAGTGTCCAGCTTGCTACGGTTTGGCTCTTTACCGGGGTTTGTAGAAGCCTTGACTTCTTTGCCAGTCATGGTGTGTGGCTTGGCATAAACGCTGGCGTCGCCAACTTCTTTGCCCATCATTTTCTTGCTAAATGTAGCCATGATTAGCCTCGTTTCTGTGCGGCAATCTTTGCCAAGTTACGACCCATAGCCTTCATATTAGCATTGGTCTTGCCTTTACCAGCGCCTTTACCACCCATCATTTCTTTTTGGATGGGGCCGCTGTCGCCCAAATTCTTGCCTTCGGTCTTGCCTTTTTTGGCGATGCCGTCTGCTGCTCGTGTGTATGCCATGTTTAGCTCCTTAAGATATGCTAACTGTACCAACAAATGTCGTTGCCACCAAGTAGTTTGGCGTCAATCCTGCATCAAAATTACTAGCCCCGCCAACCGGTGCCCAGCCCCACTGGATGTCTCGTGAACCACCGGATAAATTGCCATTGCTGTTTACGCCAGAAGTTACATAAGTTGTATCTCTACGTGGATTTCGCAAAGCTTGTGGATCATCAACGGGAAAAGTTCCCAACATCAACTGCGGTTGGTCTGGATCCCAGCATTCTGCACAAACCAGTAACTGATACTTGCGTTGCTTAATAATCTCAGTCTTGAGAGTTTTAAGTTTAAACTGCTGGCCACAACGATCACATTCAGCAATCGCTATCTTGCCGGATGCAAATCTTTGACCCATTATGAACCACCAATATACATTTGACGTGGAACAAATCTGGACGGAGCCTTCTCTCGGTCTTCACCGGCAGCAATCTCAAATGTTTCGTCGTACATCTGTTTGAGCATCTGGATACGCGGCATCAACTCAGGAACCTTAACTGCAATGTGGTAAGCCAATCCAGCCACCAAGCAGGGTAGGAAACGGAAGTTCATATCGGCTGTTTCAACGCCAGCGCCAGCGTCTTGAACACGACGCAATCTCCAATAAACAAACTGATATGTTGTAGAGTTATCCGGTGTTGGCCATAAAGTTACCGCCGGAAGTTGTGGAACATAAACAGCTGTATTAATGGTGTGTGATGCAGCAGTTGTATTATTTTGTCCACGGAATACGCCTCCAAGCACATTGCCGCTGACGTATGTGTAATAAATATCTTCAGTGCCAAGACGAATAAAACCTGATCCTGCTAACCCAACCACCGTGTTAAGCGTGATCGTTGTGTCCGTGGCGTTGATGGCCGCTGCGAGAGTAGAGTTTGTAGGATTGACTTCACCAGATAACCGCTGAATCCATACCTGAATCGGTCGCGCCTGCTGTAACTTGTTTGGGATTGTTGCATACGTAGAAACACTTATACGTGAGATTGTTAAGTCTGCTTGCGTAGAAGCCGTATTGGAGCCAGTGCGAACTACATGCTCCAACAAATCAATAGTATCTGTTGGCAGTGCGTATGTTGCCAATCCCGGAGTCAGGTTAATAACACCCTGCTCCATTGTCCACATATTGATACCCTTGGACTGCCACTCAATAGTCATTAGATTCATGGAACGACGAGCTGTACGCAAGTCATAACCAGAACGCATTTCCCGGCCCGCACGCTCCCACGCTTCTTCGGCAATCTCCGTGAAGTCCATGTTAAAGAGTGTTGAGCCGGTAGTGGTCATTTCATGCCTTTGAGAGTTTCAGCCAAACGAGCACGCTTACCCATAACGCCGGGTTTCTTTGCAGCCGCAGCAAGTTTTTTAGCTGGGATCTTCTCACCAGCTTTAACACCCAATTCTTTTTTCAAAGCACCGGGTTTCTTAATTGCTTTTTGAATCCATTTTTCAGCCATTTTTTGCAGCCCTCATGTTGTCAATTAAATTGGGATATGGACGACCAGCAGCTTTAGCCATTGCTTTAGCGCTTGCTTTTTTCTTAGAAGACATCTTCTTTGATTTACCAAGAGATTCTGGTCTTGGTTTGTTCCAAACTTCTCCACCTTCAGCATATTGAGTGAAGTCAGTATTATCTCGGCGGGCTTTTTTTACACCGCTGGGCATTTTACTTGGTAGAACAGCACCCATACCACGACTTGGCATCATGATTTAGCACATCTTTCCGCGTGTTTTACCACGCTGAGCAATGCCATCTGCGGCTTTTGTAAAGCCACCAGCCGACATTTTCTTCACACTCTTCATACCAGCAGGTTTGCCAGTTTTAGAAAATGACATGTACTTTTCAGATTTAACATTGCCACCCTTTTTATAAGGGTTGGGCATAGCATTGTTGTATGCAGCTTCTTGCAACTTTGCAGCAGCACGATCTTTAGCCTCTTGAATGGCTTCGTTCTGTGCTGGTGTGCGCTTTTCAGCAGCCATTTCGGCAATCGTTTTAGGATTAACTTTACCGCGACCAGCTCCAGCTTCGCTTTGGCCTAATAAGCGTTCAAGCATGGTCATTATTTTTTCCCCTTGTACATACCGCCACCACACATGGCAATCATTGTGCCCTTGGTCTTACCACGCTCAGCAATACCATTAGCCGAAGCACGAAATGTACCGCCTTTAGCAAGCTTCAAGGTTGTACCTTTGCCGCCTTTGTGCTCTTGCTCATCATGCTGCTTGAAGGCTTTCTTAATCATGGCTTTGTCTTGAGCAATATCAGACATACCGCCTTCAGCCATGCCGCCTTTTTTCATGCCCATCATTTGCATACGATCCATAGCCATGTCGGCTTTAGAGCCTTCTTTCATGCCCTTCTTCTCAACATCTTTGCCTGATTTCTCAAACATTTTCATTTTTGAATTCATATCGCCACCTTTAGAAAATTTCTTGCCTTTATCGGCAGTTGCAAAGTCTTGTCCCACCGATTGTGGAACGCCCACCTTCTTGGCGAACGATGGCGAATGAGCAATCGCTTCCATGAAATTGTGTTGTTTTTTACTCGTGCTTGGCATCATTATCCTTTTTGGCGAATAAGTTGGTCAATCTTTTCTTCCAACCTATTAAAACGTTGGTCAATGTGATCTGTAATTCGTTGAACTTCTGCTTTAGTAATGAAATCACGGTGGTTTTCCTCTCGTGTAATGTTGAGGAGTCGCTCAACTCGGCGTAACTCGGAAGCTACATCTTTGACTTCAGCAAACTTTTCGCGCAGGATAAAACCGCCAACACCAAGTATGACGGATAAAGCTGCCGACCAAAGTGTGTTGATGTCTAGCACATCCGTCCCTTAGTCTTGCCACGTTGGGCTATGCCGTCTGCGCGTTTAGATGCAGAAACTTTACCGCCTTTTTTATAAGCATTCCCCATCTCATCAAAACGACCAGATTCCATGTTTTCTTTGTAATTTTTTCCCATATCAGCACGTTTTTGTTTACGACGTAAAGATTCTGCTTCTAAAGCTTCATCTTCTTTACGTTGATTTTCAAAAGCACGTTGCAGACTTGCTTTCATTTCAGGAAAATTATCTGTATATTTTGTAGCCATACTTATCCTTTAGCACTTCCATGCTCTAAGTGATTTGTTTATGCGTGAGTCTGGGTCTTTGGCGGTTTTTGGGGATGTCAATTTCTTCTTCATCCCTTCCATCCTCGCACAAAAAGAATCTTTGCGGGAGCCGCCTTCTGGCTGGGGAGGTTTCAAGTTCATGCCTTGCTTTTTCGCGGAGGCGCGTCCCTTGGCATTCAAGCCACCGTTCGGATTCTTGCCTTCTTTCCTCTGCCATGCTGGACTCTTAGCCATTTACGACTTTCAGTTTGGAATGATGGATGTTCTCGAGCAGAGGCATTACAACTTCTTCACGGAAGTTTCGTTCAAATGTATCTTGTCCAACATGGGGCAAGCTAATGTCAACGTCGATATAAACAGTGAAACCCATTTGAGTAGCTCGATCGCAGAACAAATAATCTTCGCCCACATATTTACCGTCCACAATAGCAAAGTCAAACACTGCTGACATCTTCTCTGTCGGGGACTTTTCGTAAGTCCATTCCGGATGATTAAAAACCATCTGCTCAATGACATGACGCTGGATCAACATAAACCCAGTAGGCGCTCTGTGCAGGCGCATCAAAGAGCCTTTGAACTCTAGGTCGCCGTTGTCATCGTAATACACATCCGCAAAGAACTTGGCATCTTTGGCTCTGCGTGGGTAAGCGCCCGCAGTTATATCCATGCCACCACTTTGAGCCATCAAACGCAGAATGTCGTCAGGTTGGACAATGACATCTGCATCAATAAACAGAAGCTCTGTGCAATCTGTTTTTAAGAATTCGTGAACCAAGGCGTTACGAGCCATGGTAATGATTGAGCAATTAGACAAATCAGACAACGTGACAGACACACCAAGACTCATCGCTTTGGGCATTAACTGCGCCAGAGCAAATGCGGTTTTGATATTCAGCTTGCCGTCATAGGCTGGGATGCCTATGAACAGCTTGCGTCCTGTCAATGTTGCCTGTTTTGTTTCAGCCATACATAACACTCTGGAAGGAAATGTTGGTTACAACAATGTACACACCAGTTTGCGCTAAAATGCCTTCGCCGGAAAAAATTACTTGGAAAGGCTGTACCGCAGTACCGGTGTTATAGCTTGTGAGCCAAGTACCAGTTGAATAAACGCAAGCTGTACCAGAAGCAATAGTTCCAGTGTTG